GCAGGACTTAGCCCCGTTACAGTGGCGCATGGTTCACGAGGTACTAAAGCCACGGGCAAAACGTATCTATTTCGCAGGTGATGATGATCAGTGTATCTATTCTTGGATGGGTGTTGATGTGAGAGATTTCCTTAACGCATCAGACCATAAGACAGTGTTAGATAAATCATATCGCTTGCCGCAAAACATATATAACATAGCGGATTCTCTGGTAAAACGAGTGGTTGTTCGCCAGCCAAAAGTGTGGTCTCCTGTAAGTGATGCTGGGCATGTCGTCTGGCATCATGACATCATGGACCTTAACCTTCACGCTGGCGAGTGGCTGATCCTTGCTCGAACAAACTACATTGCAAACAAGATTGCAGCAGATCTCAAAGAACAGGGCTATCTGTTCTGGCGTGAAGGTTCTGGTTGGTCCATTTCCCCAAATGTATTAACAGGAATAGAGGTGTGGCTAAAACTATGCAAAGGTTTGACATTGACTGCGGCGGAACTGAAGACGTTATCTACCTTATTGAAGTCGGACATCGTGACGAAATCTGGAAGGAAGAACCTAGCAAACCTAGACAGCGAAGTACCCTACACTCTCGACGACATAAAAGAGAACTTTTCTACGAACGTCAGCGCAGAAACGCCATGGCACGATGCGCTGAAAGTTTCGGAGAGGGAGAGAATATACATTACATCTGTCCGCAGGATGGGCGAGAAGATTCTGACCAGCAAGCCGAGGATCAAGATATCGACGATTCACAAGGCAAAGGGTGGGGAAGCTGACAATGTAGCCCTGCTACTAGATACCTCAAGAGCATGTGCTGAAAGTCTAGATCAGGACAGCGAGATTCGCACGTTCTACGTCGGGATAACTCGCGCCAAAAAAGCCCTGCACATTATCGAACCAAAGACAAAGTATGGATTCCTACTATGAAAGATAGAAAATATTTTTTAGACACAGCCGAGCAGTTGATCAACGGACCGAGGGCCAAGGAGTACGGTCCAGCCAAGATGAACCATGAACGTATCGCAAAGATATGGGGCATCATACTTAACTGTGAGATTACACCGGAGGAAGTGGTAGCCTGTATGGTAGGGCTAAAGCTGGCGAGACTAGCAGAAGATATATCCAAGGACGATTCGTGGGTAGACATCATTGGGTACGCCGCATTAGGTGGGGAGATAATAAACGATGAAGACGTGGAATGAGCAAAGGGGCAAGTACGTCCTAGACAGAATCACAAACAACAACCCACTTGTACGTTTTATGTTTGAGGAGATGTACAAGCAACAAGTGCATGAGTGTGATTTATCAGAAAGCGTAGGATTTCATCGTGACACTTTGCGGAAGTGGAGAACACGTCATCAACCAAGGGTAGTAGATCTTGAGGCGTGTCTAAACTATCTAGGGTACAAACTAACTATCGTGCGTAAAAGGGGCTAACAATGAAATCAGATTTGTTTGATGAAGGTGACTGGGTTCCCCCGTCAAGTTTTCCTGACCTAACAAAGTATGACAGGATAGCTATCGACCTTGAAACCAGAGACCCAAACCTGACTACGCTTGGCCCAGGGTGGTGTAGAGATGATGGCTATGTTATCGGCTATGCCGTGGCCGCTGGTGACTTTGTTGGTTACTTCCCTGTCAGACATGAGTCCGGTAACTTACCCGAACGTGCGGTGGTTAATTGGCTCAAGAAACAGCTAGCCACACCTAACATAGAAAAGGTTATGCACAACTGTATGTATGACCTTGGCTGGTTGCGCTGGGCAGGCATAGAAGTCCAGGGTAAAATTATTGATACGATGATTGCTGCCCCACTACTGAACGAGAACAGAAGGTTCTACAACCTAAACTCCCTAGCTGGTGAGTATCTAGGTGAATGGAAGAATGAAAAGATGCTGAAGTCTGCCGCCGCGATGTACGGTGTAGACCCAAAGGGCGGCATGTGGCAGCTTGATTCCACCTTCGTAGGTAGGTACGCCGAACAGGATGCGGCTGTCACACTGCGTCTATGGGACAGACTAAGCGGTGACCTAATAAAAGATGAATGCACAGGCATCTTTGACCTAGAGTCTAGCCTGTTGCCAGTGCTGTTGGACATGAAGACCAAAGGTGTGCGGGTTGACATAGACAAAGCAGAGCAAACGAAGAAGCTGCTATTGCAAAAAGAAACACAGTTACTTACCGAAATAAAGGATCTCACCCAGGTCAACGTGGAACCTTGGGCGGCGGCATCTATCGCAAAGGCTTTCGACGCTCTCGGTTTGACCTACGACAGGACAGAAAGCACGAATGCGCCTTCCTTTACAAAACAATTTTTGGAAAACCATACGCACCCTTTGGCGCAGAAAATTGTGCGATTGCGTGAATTTAACAAGGCAAACACAACATTTGTCAAAACTATTCTTGATCATGCTCATAACGGTAGAATCCATTGTGACTTCAACCCACTGCGTTCAGATGATGGCGGCACTGTGACAGGGAGATTTTCTTCCAGCAATCCAAACCTTCAGCAGATTCCAGCACGAGACCCTGAGATTAAGTCAATGATACGGGGTCTGTTTATACCAGAAGAAGGGTGTAAGTGGGGGTCATTTGACTACGCCTCACAGGAACCACGTTGGCTTGCACACTATTGTTCTACACTAAAAGGTGCGAATCGTCACCCACAGATTGACGGTGTAGTAGATATGTATCACGCCGGCGACGCTGACTTCCATCAGATGGTGGCTGACCTAGCTGGCATCAGTCGTAAGCAAGCTAAGACTGTAAACCTTGGCATCATGTATGGCATGGGGCGTGGAAAGCTGGCGACTACAATGGACATCACAGACGAAGAAGCCAAAGTATTGCTAGCAAACTACCACAACAGAGTGCCGTTTGTGAAAGGCATTGCTGACATGACAGCAAGAAGAGCCGAACAGGTTGGTCACATTCGTACATGGCTGGGACGTAAGTGTAGATTTGACATGTGGCAACCAAAGTCATACGGTTATAGTAAGCCCTTACCACTTGAGGAAGCGGCAAAAGAATATGGCGGCAAGGCTGCCATCAAACGTGCCTTTACATATAAGGCACTTAACAGACTGATCCAAGGTTCAAGCGCCGATCAAACAAAGAAAGCTATGGTCGATTGCTATGCAGAAGGATTACTGCCCATGCTCACAGTGCATGATGAACTTTGTTTCAACATCGAGAGTAAGGAACAAGCGGACCGGATTACAGAGATAATGACAACGTGCGTACCTAACTTGAACATACCCTTTGAAGTTGATGCCGCTATCGTGGACAACTGGGGAGAAGTGGAGTAACCAATGTATGTTGCTGTAATAACTGTGTGCCATATGTATCTAGCAACGGCGTGTTTTGATTTAGTAGACCAATGGGGTCCTAGTAAAACGGAAGCAGAGTGTATAGCCCGTATCCAAGAGATGATAGAAGACACCGCCGATGTGTGGAAACAATACGAACTTGATGTAAGAGTAGCAGATACGAAGTGTGAGAGAGCCAATGTCGGTGTGTAGCTGCTGGCATTGTGGTAGTGACCTGATATGGGGGGGCGACCACGACCATGAAGACATGGACGGCAAAGAATATATCGAATCAAACCTGTCATGTAGTGCATGTGATGCGTTTTATCTGGTGTACCTGCCCCTAAACAGCGATTCTGAGGACGCTGAAGGTACATAGACACGGCTGCTGCTAACGAAGGGCACGAGATTCGCGTTTTTTATTTAGCAAAATCAAGCACATAGAAAAAGGAAGGGACTTGCCCTTCCTTGTATATGACCCCTTACCCTTGCGTGGTCGGACTATTTTCGGCCTGAATCGTGGTTGCTTCAGGCTTCTTGCGACTGGATTTCGCTTTCGCATGACACTTCTCCTTGACAACAATCATGTACTACCTGGTCACAGATAACACATTGTTCATGTCCATGCACGAAAACAGTTTTCAGTGGTTCGCTACAGCGTGGGCAGCGACGACAGTGTTCCTTAACTTTCTGCGTCATCCGCCAGTGCTCTCATCCTTGCTACTAAACGACGTGCGCGGTTGGGCACCTGCGTGTACCAGCGCGAGTCAACCATCTGGTCTGCTGCCTCAACGAAGTTCCGTGCATCTACACCAGCCTTCATGCCTTTGAATTTTGACAGGCGGGGATAGCCAAGGTTAAACATCATGTTCGCCACGATAAGCTGACACTCCTCTGGCAGGTCGTCCCAGTCATCATACAAACGATGGCAGTCTTCTATGGTTACGGCGATGTCTAGCTTGAACACATTGTCCACCCGTTCCTGTTCTATGACAGTGCCAACAGGCTTGCCGTACTCAGGGTCGTCCTTTTTGATCAAGTGACCAATTCCAAACGTGGGCAGATTTAGGTGGTCCAAATAAATTTCATACTTGCAGCCCTCGTCAAGTGCTAGTTCTTGACGTAGCTGGTCTAAGGTTTTTGATTTCATGTTCTTCCGAGCCTTTCAGCAAGTTCCATGGTCCGTGGATCGCCACCCAACATGCTTGACGAAACCGGTAAATTAGGGGATGCGGGAGCCACCTGTTGTGGGGCAGGGGCGGCTCCCGCTTGCGCAGACACCGTGGAGGAGGTCGGTGCCGCAGCAGACGGTTGAGGTTCTAGGGCCGAGGTCCTAGAACTCTTTAGCTGGTATTCTTCTTTCTGCTTTTCAGGAACAGCAGAACTTAATGGTCTGCGAAGATATTCCCGACGCAGTAAATTTAGTTCTCTTCTTGGGATAACCCCACCATATTCCCGTTGTCTTCTAGCAGCCCGGTCAAGGTTTTGTGAAGACAAAGGCTGTGGTGTAAACACACCTCGCATGACATTGTTAGCATCTGCTACTTTATATTCTTTAAGCGCACGTCTGATGTCTTTATCAGGCATGCCAAGCGATCTCATATCTAAGACAAGTCTGTGCATTCTGCTTTGTATGGCAAATCTTTTTTCATTCGCGTCGCGGTAAGCAGAAAGTAAATTTTCTGGTTCTATTTTATTTTGCACGTTTAGGGCAGAAGAGAAAATATTACCCGCAGATCTAATTGCATCGCCATACTGATAGGAACCATACTTTACAATATTATCTGCACGAATATCTGTCTCGGTAATGCCTGTGGCAAGACGTGCGATTTCTTCCTCCACTTGACGGACATTGCCTCTTGGGTCTCTGCCGCCAGGTCTTATGATAGAATCAACCAAGCGGCTAGGCTTAAATCCTACTGACCCACCTGTTTCTGGTGTTGTATCCACAGTGCCTATTATCTGTTTCACAAATCCTGGATTGAATGCTTCAAAGACATGGGCGGTGCTTTTAGCTAGTTTCTCACCAACACTGTCAACCTGAAACTCACCTGAGCCTCCTCTGTATATTCTCTGACCAGTTTTTGTTTTTCCGCCACGACCTTGTGGAAGTACGTCAAGAAGTTTTTCTGCTAGAATTGATTCTTCTAAAAACGGCCCAGCCATTGCAGAGATAACATCCATGCCGGCATTCATAATTACTTCATCAGCGTCAAGATTTTCTATCTCACCTTTATTCACTGCGTTCATAATAGCGTTTGCGGGGCGTGACCAGTAATCATACGGGTTGATAAAACTGTAATTTACATACCCTGTAGGGTTACCTTTGTTATCTGTTGACGTTACAATAAGTGTGGCATCCTTGTCCCAAGGTGCGACCACACGTTGTAGTGCTTCAAGTGCGTCTTTGCTGACTCCTGCTGCGTATGCCGCAAGACTAGCGGTCGCAGGTCCGGCGACCGCCGTTGTAGTTGTGAAGCCCATAAGTCTGCGCATACCAATTTCACGAACAGCAGGATTAGATGATTGCAGTTCTTTGATAGCATATCTTAATGTGTTGCCGCTGGTACGAATAATTTCTGCTGGGAATGCTATGAAGTTACCAAGCGGGGCTTTACGCAAAATTTTAATTGCTTCTGGTACACGTTCATAGTTTGGCACCACATTCTTTACAATGTCTGCTGCATACTCATCTGTGTTCTTAAACCCTAAAGAACGTGCATACTCATCTGCGGCTTGTCCACTGCCTAGTGCTTCATGAAGTTTAGCTTTTTCAAATTCAAAATTGTATATCTTCCATACGTCGTCGCCACCCTGATAGAAAGCAGAGAAAGTTTTACCAACTTTGTTTACTGCCCTTCCTGGTGCGGAGCGTTCAAGAAATTTTTTCTTTCTCCCAACAGCAACACCAAACTGGTCTAGGTTTGTTTGGGCTAGATTTCCTAGTCCATCTTCCAGAAGACGTTCAATTTCTTTTAGTTGTGTTTGTGTACCAACAACGCCTAGTTCTTGATATTTCTGAAACAGCCTTGCTAGTTCGTCGGAACCAGGTGTTCCGGTTCTTTTGAAAATGTCGTTTAGCACAATGTCTAATGATTCCATGACATTTGCACCTCTGCCAACATTACCCTGGGCAGTGGCGAACAGAGAAGAAGAAACAAAGTTTCTAATCTGTGTGATTGGTGACAGAATAGTATTTGTATATTGAACAGCACCTTTGCCCCGCAAAAAAGCGCCGTATGAATATTTGTACACACTAGAAGCGGGAGTTCCTTCCCCAAGTGTCAAC